AAATAATATACCTTCCCTATTTCGTTTCTAGTTAACTCTTTTATATTTGTTTTTGGTATCATATCACCAAGTATTTATTAATACACAAATTTTGTGTATTTATCGCTCTTTGATTTTAGTTCTTGGTAATCTCTATAATCAATATGCGAAACTTCATTCTCATAAGAATCTTGAATACCACCTTCTCCATCTATTGTGATATTACCAATATCAAATAATCTCATTTTAGATCTATCGACACCAACCAAAAACTTCTTGTTCTTCGTCACATCATTATATCTATTTTTCAATTGTTTAATCATTAGCTGCCCAAGTTTCTCTAATTCTTCAGTATTAATCAAAGCCAAAACTAAATCAGCTGTTGCAACTGTACCGAATGATTCAGAAACATCAGACATATCTGCGTCAGAATTAGAAGCACCTGATCTTGTAAACTGTGTAGCAGTTACAATAGGAAGATTCATTTCAACAGCAAGACCACGAACTTCTTCAGCAATAGACTTAACTAACGTGTAAGAATTAGCTAATCCTGTATTCTTAATTCTTGAGGAAGCACAAATATTAAGATAATCGATATAGATAATATCAGGAACGAAGTTCTTCTTAATAGCAAGTTCGTGCAAAAGATATCTGAAGTGAGAAGCACTAGCAGTGGACGTTGGATATTCCTTCACGACCAATTTACCAGTTGTTCTTGTCTTAAGATTATTAATCAACTTCATAAATTGATTCTTAGAAAGATCTCGTAGAGTATCAAGAGTAATATCTAAAACATTAGCATCAATTCTCTCAGCAATTCTTTCTTCTGCCATTTCACAAGTAATATACAAAACATTCTTGTTCATTAGAAGATTAGAAGCTGCCATATGACACATAGCCAAAGACTTACCAACATTAACACCTGCTACGATAATATTCAAAGTCTTCTTTGGTAGACCTCCATAAGTAATCATATTCAGATTCTGAATATCAAAAGGAATTCTTTCTTCTTTCTTATGATAAAATTCAAAACGATCTTCTGCAGAATCAATAAAATCATGACCAACTGAAGGATCGAAAGAAATAGAAAGCGCATCTTTTAATATCTCAGGAATTAATCCTTTTTCACGATTTTCCTTCTCATCAGAAATAATCTTAATCGATTCTAATACAGCATTATGTAATGCCTTCTCTTTACAAAAAGATTCAGTTTCTTTCACCAAGAATTCTAGAGACGTATTCTCTACATCTTTAGACCAAGAATCTAATAGATTAGAGATAACTTCAACTTCTTCATATTTGATTTTTTTAGACTCCGAGGCCATAAGTTTTATGGCCTCGATAGATGGTCTAGATTTAAAGTTATTTACGAAACTGTTGATTAGTTTGTAAATAGTCTTATCGGTATAGTCGTGGAAATAATCATCTTTCAAGAAGGGAATAACAGATCTACAATATTGTTCGTTATGGATGATATTTTTTAAAACTACATGTTCTATTTTCATAATATAACTATTATACCTTATTTCCCCTTTCGAGCGGTTTTATTTTTTTCTAATGCGGCTGCCGCTGCTTCTTCTGCCTTCCTTGCTATTTCTTCTGCGGTTTTCATTGCGTAATTGATAATCTTCTTTACAATAGATTTCACAATCTTTTCGAAGTTTTTTGTATTTTCTATCTTATCATAAGGATTATGTATAACTTCATAGTCAAAATTAAGAATAGAAGATTTTTCTGATTCGAATTTGAAATTTGTAATTCCTATAATAATATTTTTATATATACCGTCTTCTAATTTGATGACGATTGTCTCGTCATCAATATCAGATTTATCTTGTAGAATAAAGAATGAGCATTTAAGATCTGGGATATTCACAAAAGAATCAGCCATATAGACTTTTTTATTGTTCTTTTCTTTCTTCATTATTCATCACCTTCGCTTTCTTCTACTGACATATCACCAAATTTGTGTGTTAATTTATAAGAGTACTCAACATATTCTTTGAAAGAATCTGTTTCTAAGATCTGATCCCAGAAAGCTGCATTTTGAGTATCGTTAAATCTATAGTTCTTCTCAATACCAGCAACTTGATACCAACCATTCTTTGGTTTAATAACGTGCCCCGATGCAAGAGCAATATCCATTAAACCAGAATATTTGTTAATTCCTTCATTAAATTTAACTTGAAAAGTTAGTTTACTCTTTTCTTTTACGAATCTAGACTTTTCGATATTGATTGTGAAGTTATAGCCAACCAAATCAGTTCCATCTTTTTCTTGTGTACGAGTAATAATGAAAATTTGATTAGAGGAATAAATACCACCACGTCCCCCACTAACAACTGCCTTTGAATATAATTCTTGTGTTTGGTATGTATGATTAATAGCCAAACAAGGAATATCTTTCATCGTTAGATGTGGTGTAATGATACGATATAATGACTTTAAAGATTTTGCTCTTGTCATATCTGCTGCTGCATTATCATTAATTGCGTCATCAACTTCTTTCTTAGAAGCCAATGCACCAATCGAATCAATCATAATAAAAACTTTATCACCACGTTCGATTTCAGTTAATCTCTTGACGATATCGAATTTTAATTGTTCGATATGTTCGATTGGAATATGAATAATTCTAGATGAATCGATTCCATTCATTTCTAGATATTCTGGTGTGATTCCAAATTCTGAATCATATAGCATTGCAACTGCTTCAGGATAAGCATCAAAATATGCTTTCATACAATACAAACTCAATAGAGTTTTGTATGATTTTGATTCTCCTGCAACAATAGTTAAACCTGGAACTAGACCACCATCTATAGATCCAGAAAATGCGATATTTAAAATCGGTAATTCAGTCGGGATACAATCCTTCATGATAAAGAATGAGGATTCAGAAAGAATCTCTGCGTTCTTAACTGAACCAGCTTTCGATAGCTTATCGAGTAATTTATTTGCCATATTTTTTCCTTTATTTGCTGATTGTTTAGGGGAGCGACCCCACCAAATTATATTTAGTCAAAGAATGAATCAAGCGTTGACTTCTTTTCAAAGTCCCACTTAATTGCATCTAAGATAATAGAAAGTGGTTCAATAAAAGTTTTCTTGAACTGCATTTCATAATCTACAAATTCATGTATACCTAATTCTTTTGGTAGGATCGAAGGAAATGCGATTACATTTTCCTTTAACTTATTCGGTTCTTTAAGATAAACGAACTTAATTTTCTCGCCTTCGTTAATGTAACGGTATTCCTTAGCAAGATCTAAAGAATCAAGATACCGATTATACAATAGAGATCCTCTTACATGGATTGGTGTTCCTTTCTTATAAATTGTTTCGCGAGATCTATATTCTGCTAAGTTATTAACTCCTCTAGGAAAAGCAATATCTTCAACACTTTGAGCGAAGAACTCGCTCTTGACATTCGTGATAAAAGAGATAAGATCATCTTGACTCTTCGTCATAATAATCTTAAGAGCTTCTTTAATCTTAGATCTACAGAAAGAAGGAGTTGAAGATTTAACAGCTTCGATTCCCATAATCTTTAATTTTGGTTCTAGATATCGTACACCTTCAGAATCCCAAACATTTAAGATATATCTTTTCTTGGCTGTCCAGATACCACGATCAGCAATTGCTTCTCGCTTCATAATCATCTTCTGAGAATAAGAATTAACATACTCAGCTAATTCTTCATAAGACTTATTAATATACTTGTTAATTTCTTCAGAACAAATCTTGTCTAAGAGATTAATAATTTCTTCTTTTGATTTATTCTTGAAGAATGTTTCTACAAGAGGATTAAGATTTAGATAACAAGAATTATGAACTAATATATCATTTGCGAAAAAATTATGTATATCTTCAACTTCGATATCATACACATAATCTTCTTGAATACCCAGATCTTCTATTTCATAATTTCTAGTTTCAACAATTGTCATTAGTAATACCATCCTTTATAAAAATCAAAGTGTCTGTATCCATATCAATCATAGAAGGTTTAATTGAGATATATTTCCCATCTCTTTTAACAATTACTGAATGATCTTCAGTAACTATAACACTTTTATCTGAAATAGTAATCTTGTACATTTTCTTTCTTACCTTATGTTTCATTACATATTTAATTCTTTTTTCTCTCAAAGAACCAAATTGGTCTAACCCATAAGAAGTGTCGTCATTAACTTCTTTTACAAAGGATTCATTCAATGAATCTTCTTTAATTATATTATCTTTAGTTATTGAATTATAATATTCTTCAATAGAAATCTGATTTCCATTAACGTAAATTTTTGTATCACCAACAACACTATCGGTATCAATTGCGATAACATAATCTTTGTTATTTGTCTTTAAGACCTTGTTTAGATATTCGTTTAATTTACGAGCAATCCAACGAATAGCCAACTGACCAGAAACAGTAATAGATTCTGCGATTTGTTTATTGTAGAATCTGAAATATATGTTGGCAAGAGCACCATACGCACTATTTAAAGCAATCTTCTTGGCCATCTGTAGATTCTCATACTTAGAGATATCATTAATAAGATCCTGGATTGGTTCACCAGATGCTTTCGCTTTTTCAAGATCCTTTTCTGCTTGAATCATTTTAGACTTGTAAAACTTTCTTTGTTCGAACATCCAATCCATAAGTTCTGGAAGGAAGCCATAAGTCTCACGATTATATAATTGGCCAGTGGCCGACATTGACCAATTGTTTTCTTTTAAGATAGAAAGATCTGTTTTCTTATTAACAAGATCATCAATATTAACAGATACAATCTTATCAATAATTGTTTCAGGTGAGAAATTACCACCCATAATCAAGTGTGGATAAAGGCTTTGTAAATCGAAAGAAACAACCCAATTATAAAATCCAGGAATAGGTGCTTTTACATAAGCACCTTCAATAGATTCTTTATGAGATTCTTGTCGACCAGGAATCACAATTCCTTTTGTTAAGAGATGATTATAGATAATAACATCCCACATACGAACTTGTGAGAATACATCATCGAAATTAACTTTCGCATCGTAAGCCATCGTAATAGCCAGTTCAATAAGTTTCATCTTATTCTCAAGAGCAACAACAAGATCTACGTCATGAACATTATAGTCAATGAAAAGTTCCCAGTTATTCTTATACAAAAGATGTAGAGAACCGTATTCAGAATAATCTAATTTCTTTTGATTGAGTTCAATCGAAGCAATGTGATCTAATTTATAAGATTCCTGATTTGTGTATGTGAATTTCTTATATAGATCTAAGTAATCGAGTATAGCGATACCAAACATATCATAAGTCTGTTGCTTCTTACCCATTATCTCGATTGTTTCTGGGCGCATAATTTTCCAAGGAGAATAATTTTTAATCTTATTCTCACCGAATAATTTTGCAGTACGATTTACAAGATAAGGAATATCAAAGAACTTAACATTCCATCCAGAAACTATGTCAGGATAGTTATTCTTCCAAACCTTTAAGAATTCTTCAATAAGTTTCTCTTCTGAATCACATTTTACATAAATTCCATTTTGTATTTCTTTTGTATATTCTTTACAACCAAAGACAATTTTTTTCTTAAGATTAGAAAAAGAGAGAGTAATTGCAATAATCTCTTCGTTCGCAGTACCAATATCTGGAAAACCATTCTCGCAAGTTGTTTCAATATCAATATATGCAATTACAATATTCGATAATTTCCAAGGAATGCTTCCTGGACAAGCAACAGAGATCCACTGATATTCAGGTTGTATATTACCATATACTGCGAAATTATCTACATCTCGATTTTGAGAAATAAATTCACGAGTAGACCTAATATCACCAGCATCAAATTCTAAGACTGGATAACCTGAAAGAGTTCGGAAACCAGTATCTTCTTTTGGAGAAGAAGCTGGAATCCAAACTCTTGGATGAAAGTCTTGTATTTTTTCTTGATCACGTTTATCTTCTTGAGTATAACGGACGAACAGTGTGTTACCCCAAGATTGGATATTAGTATAAATTTTTTCCATATTATATAGTATAACTTATTTCTTTGTTATATCAAACTACAAATTGTTTTGAGAAGTCGTTTACTTTTGCAAGTAATTCTGCGCCATAACCTTTATCTAAATTAAGAGATCTTCCAGCAATAATTTGTGTGACTTCTCTATTTGCTGTCTCTTGATCGGTAAATGATCTTCTACCCAATCCAATTTGGATATATTTAACAGAAACCATTGCTGAAATATTTGGATCTGTAATAAGTAATTCTGGGTTGGCAATAAGATTGAAACCAGTTAAATCACCATAAAATTTATAATTATTTCTACCTGTTAATTGAATATATCCACGACCTCTATATGTCCAACCATCACCTGGATTAATATTTCCCATACTTTTACCAATATTAGTTTCATGTCCATAAATAACTTCTGCAAATTTTTCTGGAAATTTTTTAATATTATCTAATTCAATATCAGT